AATGCAGTAAGAAATCTTACTATTAAAGAAGCCGATGGTATAGAAGAAAAATACAGTTAGTTGAAATACGGTTTTAATTATAACATTAAAGGAGTTGCAATATGAGTAAATATTGGAAGAATATTGGTAATAATAAATATGGGAAATCATGCTATGCATTATATTTTACACCATTTGGAGAAGACGAAAGTGATGATGCCGTCATTGCTATCGTTGCGCAAGATAACGAAGATACAAAATACTACCATTATACATCAAAAGAAATGAATGTAGAAGATGACTGGTTATTTGGAGATAATATTGATGATATAAAAGATGATATCGAAGAAATGTTGATTGAACATTGGGAGAATGAAGTTGAATATTTAGAGGACAAACTACAAGCATTCAAAGAAGAAGAATGAATGATTCTAAAAGAGAAATATAGTTTAGGTAATGATAAACAATATTATTGCAAACTCACAGAAGACTTAGACCATTGTGCAGGATTCGATACAAGAGAATATCCATATTATAAACACTATCTATTAGATTATCGTCATACTGATGGATTTTACCATTATCCAATTCGTGTTCATGGTGGTACAGTTGGTGGAATTTGGGTAGACGATCATAATGTAATTATCAATATAAAAATTGACCGCAATTATGTTGTGAAAACATATTCTGATGAATTGGATATGATTATAGAGAAATACATTGGTAAGAAGATTGAATTTGAGAGGTGAAGCGATTGATTGCAATAAGTAGAATTGCTGTAAGAGCGTTAGAAGATAAAAACGGGGGTATAAACGGGACTCCTATTGATTGGTGGAAGAAAAACAAATGGGCGTGTATTTGGTGTGTACTTTGTATGATGGCAACATTACCCTTAATGTTGTTGAAATGTATTGTGATGATTATTTGTTTTATTCCTCATGCGATTTATATAACTTTAGACGATATACAATTTTAAGAGGTGAAGTAGATGGTTAAATTAATAAACACATGTGTTTTGGTCAAAACACGAAAAGAATATGAAAATATGTTAAATGAAGCTAAAAAGCAGGGATTTCACTGGTATAAAAAAGATGATTGTAAACCATTTGAACAATACACATTACCAGATATTTTAAAATTCTCATCAGATAATATTATTTATAGAAGAAGTGGAATTTCTTTGGGTTATGCTTTCTACGAAGCGTCAGAGCTTCTAGGAACAAAAGAAATGACAGCGAGAGAATTCATTAAACGCATTGTAGCTATGCGCCATTGCAAAAACCGTAATTGTTCAGAATGTGTATTGGACGCAAGTAATACTAAGTGCAAGATGCGTTTGTGCAATATATGTAGCTGGGAAAATAATATAGACGAACTTCTGGAAATCGTAAAATTAGACAAATTTACAGTGCTTACAGAAGAAAAAGCAATTGACACGCTTGAAGAGTTTATCCATGATCCAGATCACGCAACATTAAATGATGAGTTTGTTGAGTCTTTGAAGCTGGCGGTGGAGAAAATGAAAGAAGTGAAGTAGATGGAGAGATTAACACTTGAAGAAGCTATTGCTCATGCAAAAGAAATAGCAGAAAAGAATTATAGAGGTGCAGATTTTGAGTCAATTGATTCTATAGACGATGATATAAAGACTAATTGTATAAAATGTGCGGAAGAACATTTGCAACTTGTAAAGTGGTTGGAAGAATTGAAATCTTATAAAGACTTAGAAGAACAGGGATTGCTTGTTAGATTGCCGTGTAAGGTTGGAGATATGGTATGGGATAACGATTTTGGATATCCAGAATCGTATGAAATAAAAGCATTTTCATATGGATATTGCGATAGTTATGTTGAGCCAGATATAGAAGATCAAATTATATTTTACTATGAAAATTATAGCGGTTCAATAACAGGAGCTTTTCCAATGAGTGAAATTGGTAAAACAGTATTCCTCACCCGTGAAGAAGCTGAGAAGAAGTTGGAGGAAATGAAAAACGATGGATCGAAGAAATAGAAAATATTATTTGGTTGACATACCATCATGTAGTCATAATGAATGTATTAAAGAACTAAAAGGAATCAAGAGTGTAAAAATTCATAACCCATATGATTTTAACAAAAATACAAATTGGGGCTGCGCAAACTGTTTAATTGGATTTTCTAATAATGTAGAAAATTCTGTTCTTACAATTTTAAATTCAAAATGGGAGTATGGTTATAAAGCAAAATATAAAGAAATTACTAAAGAAATGATTGGACATTAGGAAAGGCACAAATAAAAAATGGGAAAATCATTGGAATTTGTAAAAGATAGAATCCGATTAGGTGGAACAAATGGTATGGAGAATAATAAATATAATAAGTTGACAGAAGAACAAACACCGTTTGAAATTCTCGAAGAATCATTAAAATTAGCAATCACAGGTTCTATTTTATGTAGTCAGACATTTGAATATAACATTCTAAATAAAGGTACATTTAAAGTAAAAATTATTTATAATCCAGATGCCGAATATGATTATTTTACAATGCAGCGTTGCTCATCTGATGGAACTTATGCGCATCTTTATGAACTGATGAAAATATGTGTAGAAAACATCATTAATCTTAAAACTTATTTTAAGAATGTAACGCTTCCAAAAGATTTATCAGGGCATACTTTAATTTATACTATAGGTAATTTTGTTTTAACTTCCGAAACGGATAAGGAAAAATTTAAAACAGAGGATAAGCCTTGGTTGGATTGTAGATTTACAGCAATGTTACCTATTAAATTTGAAATAAAATAGTGTTTGGAATTAAAAGAGAGGGAAGTGATAAAAATATTAAAACACAAAGATGTGAACAAATAATAATTAAAAGGAATCATCCTAAATTTAAAGTTATAGATCAACAGTGTTTTCATTCCAAGAATTTATATAATGAAGCAAACTATGTATTGCGACAGGAATTTATAAATAATAACAAATATATAATTTACTATGATATGAATAAAGAATTTAAAACACATGAAAATTATAAACTTACATTTAGCCAACCAGCAAATTGCACATTGAGGTTGTTAGATAAAAATTGGAAGTCTTATTTTGTGGCAATTAAAGATTGGAAGAAGAATACATCTAAATATTTAGGCAAACCAAAACTTCCAAAATACTTAAAGAAAGACGGAAGGTTCATATGGATGATTCCAAATAACCAATTACATTATAATTATGATAAAGAAACAATTCATATAAGTAATCGTTTAGTAAATGATTATAATTGGAAATGTCGTTGTTTAGGCAGAATAATTCAAGTTAGATTTGTTCCAAGAGGTTCTTGCTATGTAATGGAAATTATTTACGAGATAGAAATTCCAGATGTAAATAAAGGATCAAATAACATAGCAGCTATTGATTTAGGCGTAAATAATCTTGTAACTATGACAAATAATATCGGATTAAATCCAATTATTATTAACGGCAAGGGAATTAAAAGCATAAATCAATGTTATAATAAAAGACTTGCAAAAGAAAGATCAATGCTGAAAATACGACATAATAAAAATTGGTCAAAGAAATTAGATATGATTACTTTTAAAAGATTTCAGAGAATAAAGAATTACATGCACAATACAAGTCATTACATTGTAAGTTGGTGTATTGAAAATAACATCGACACATTAGTAGTTGGTAAAAACAACAAATGGAAACAAGAATCTGGGATGAATAAGAAATCTAATCAGAATTTTATAATGATTCCATACCAGATATTATTACAACAACTTAAATATAAGTGTGAAAATGTTGGAATTAATTATATTGAGCAAGAAGAAAGTTATACATCTGGAACAAGTTTCTTAGATGAAGAAAATCCAATTAAAGAGAATTATAATAAGAATAGACGTATTCAAAGAGGTTTATTCAAAAGCAATTCTGGATTGTTAATTAATAGTGATGTAAATGGTTCATTTCAGATTATGAAAAAAGTATTCCCAAATGCGATTAGTCGATATGGGATAGAGGGTGTTCTAACCCCTATAGTTATAAATGTAGCGTAAGTTACATGATTTACTATGAATGTATTTATAAAATACGATAGAACGGCAGTTTCAAGGACAAAAAATGAAAGGTGCATAAAATGAAAGTTGGAATAACAGGACACAGAAATCAAAGATTAGGTTTACCAGAAGATGAAACAGATGAAAAATGGACTCCAATTCAGTTTTGGATTATAGATGAATTGAGTAAATTTATAAAGACTTGTGCAGATAATAATGAACCACTTGATTTATATACAGGAATGGCTTCTGGGAGTGATATTGCATTTGCGATTGCAGGAGTGTCAATGCATTACATAAATAGCATTAAATTACACTGTATTCTTCCTTGTAAAGATTATAACTCATCACATAAATATTATAAATTTTTAAAGCTAAAAGCAACTGAATGGGTTGAATTATCAGATAAATTTTATAAAGGCTGTGATAACGTAAGAGATCAATACATAGTTGATAAGTGTGATGTCTTACTAGCAATTTGGGACGGTAATAAGTCTGGTGGTGTTTGGTCTACCATTCGTAAAGCTCAAAAAGCAGGAAAGAGAATTATTTATTGCCCTAAAGAATTACTTATTAATATATAAAATGTTGTTTTCATGGAGAAGAAAGAGAGGAAAATAGAATGAAAAGACAAGTAAGAAGAAATGTATTTGAAACTAATTCAAGCTCAATGCATAGTTTATCAATTGCAAAAAGAGGAGTAACAGAATATTTACATGTTGACGAATGTACAAACAAAGTAGTTACGGAGTTTGGTGAGTTTGGATGGGGTTATGATGAATATAATGATCCAGAAACAAAATTATCATATCTTGTAACTATGATTGGTGAATCTCGTAATTGTTATTCTATCGAAGAAGTGTATGAGACTAATGATTTTAAGAAAATTAATGATGTGGTGTCAGCAAGATGTGAATGTGATGGAATTGAAATTAAAAATGTTGATGGATATATTGACCATCAATCAATAGACACAATTGATAATCTAATGAAAGAATATAATTGTACAATCGAAGAATTTATATTTGATAATGGAATTACTTTAGTAATTGATAACGATAATTAATAGGAGGATTGATTTTATGAAGAGACAAATTAGACGAGGTGTATTTGAAACAAATTCATCAAGTGTACATAGCTTAACAATGTGTACACAATCAGATTATGATAGATGGAAAAATGGAGAATTTATTTATGATTATTGGGAGGATAAATTAATTCCACTAGATGATACAGATCACCATGATGATGACAGATATTATACATATGATCGTTTTAAAGAGTATGGAGCACTTGATTATGAAACTTTTGAAGATACATTTACGACAGAAAATGGTGATACAGTAGTTGCATTTGGATATTACGGTCACGATTGATTAGGGGGGTTAAGAATGGGATTATTAGGAAGATATAAAAACGGTAACTTTGTGACAACTATTTTGAGTGATGGAACAAAAATTAGAGAGACAAAAGATGATGAATTTATTCCTGCATTTGCTGAAAATATGGATATTAAGTTGACTAACAAGTGTGATGGTGGATGTGTCTGGTGTCATGAAGGAAGTTCTATAAATGGTAAACATGGCGATATTTTAAATGAAAAATTTATTGATACTTTACATCCATATCAAGAAATTGCAATTGGCGGTGGTGATGCAACCAGTCATCCTGATTTAATTCCATTCTTACAAAAACTAAAAGAACGAAAAGTTATTGCAAATATGACTGTTAATCAAATCCATTTTGAAAAGAAGCATGAATTAATCAAAAAGTTAGTTGACGAGAAATTAATCTATGGTCTTGGCGTTTCGCTAGTAAATCCCACAAAACATTTTATCGAACTTATAAAACAATATCCAAATACAGTTATTCATGTAATTAATGGTGTATTAAAACCATCTGATATAAAAGCATTAGAGAATAATAATTTAAAGATGTTAATTCTTGGGTATAAACATTTGCGTAGAGGTAATGAGTATTTTGAAGAAGAACAGAATGATATTGAGACTAAGCAGCAATGGTTATATGAAAATCTTGAAGATATTATTCAGAAATTTAAAGTTGTAAGTTTCGATAATCTTGCCATTGAACAGTTGAATGTAAAAAGATTATTAACACAGGAAGAATGGGATGAGTTTTATATGGGTGATGACGGAAAAGTTACATATTATGTTGATATGGTAGAGCGTAAATTTGCTCAGAGTTCAACTGCTCCATTTGATAAAAGATACGATTTACTTGATTCAGTAGACGATATGTTTCATGTTATTACAAATTTATAGAGGATATGATATGACAGAACAAGAAATGATTGAATATTTAAAATCAACAGGACTATACGAAGAACATGAAGATTTCTTTTATGAAAAAGAAATGCTAAATACAAATAAAACTGTTCCAATTAGTGATCTTGTTGAAAGATTTATTGGAATTGATAAAGAATTTGAAGGAAGACCTTGGAATATCTTACAAATTCTTACAAATATTAATATGATTATTCCTGTAGAGGATAGAAAATAATAGAGGAATTAAAATGAACAGATTTTTTGGAATGATGCCACGTAATGAAATTGATAAAGAAGAAACATTGATTGATGAAAATAATTATAAAGTAACAATTCAAGCTGGATGCAATGGATATACGATTATATATGCAGATGGAAGTTCTATGTATGAAGATATTACTTGTTCTACAGAAGAGAATTTTAACAAGGCATTCAGATTAGCTGAAAGTAGTGTTGGCAAACTAACTAGAACTGGACAAGTAAGTGAGGAACGTTAAATTGATTGAACTACATAAAGCAGAACAACGATTGAAAGAAATAGAAAAGAAGTTTGGTAAAGATGACTTATTTGGGTATATTGATGGATATGATTTCTCACTTATTATGCAAGATTTATTAATTCCAGATGGAGATTATGTCATTGATACAGGGAATTGGGAAAATGTAAATTATGTATGTGCATATGGATTGATTAAGAGAATTAAGAAACATCCATTAATATGGAAATTATTCTTTATGATTTAGTAATGAATTACGTCTTTCATTTGTGAAGAAAGGGTGAGTGACATAAGTTTTGTAACAGAAATCATCTGGGAAGGATTTGCAAATACAGATTCTTCTGATGCATTAAAGAAGCAATTTGATAAGTTCTGTGATTGGTGTTGGGGACATGGATATGGTGATTGTGATGTATGTAGGAAAGAGTATCACAAATTATATATTCCATTAAAAATTGCAGAGAAACAACGAGAATTAGGTTTAGAAGAAACAAGGTAATTAGATAAGGTAAAAATATGAATAAGAATTTATATAATATGGACATGCATGATATATGCGGATTCAAGTATGATGAATATTGGCTAAAAACAAATATTACACATGAAATAAAAACAGAGGAATTTAACAAATGGTATGATTCTCATTGTGGGAAATGTAAATATATGTGTGAAATTTGTATGTATGGAGAAGAATAAATGGATGGATTTACAGTAATTGTAGAATTGTTGTTTATGATGTTACTTAGTGGATGTGTATTGATTGGGAGAAATAAAAAATGAGATTAATAGATGCTGATAAAACAATTGATTCACTTGGTATTTCAGATATAGATCTTGCAATAGGTGCAGTAATTGATGAACAGCCGACAGCTTTTGATGTAGACAAGGTTGTAGAGCAGTTAAAAGAATTAAAAATGAGATACTTTTTAACAATCGCAAATACGGGCGATGCCGATAAAGACTGTGCTTACAAAAATATTGCAAATACAATTGATAGAGCTATTGATATTGTAAAAGGTGGTGGAGTTGAATGAACTGTCCTATTTGCGGATCAAATGATTATGAATATATTAGTTTCTCAGAGTACTATTTTGGAATAGTTGAACGCCACGGATCGTGTGAAAGATGCGGATATCTTGTTGAACAGACATACAGTCCAATAATGGAAGCCTACAGGGATATAAAAAGAGGAATTAAAACACGAGACGGCTATATCGAGAAAAATGCTAAAAAGCATAAAAGAATTAGGAAAAAATGCAACGCACCAAAAATGGATGTTAATCCGATTTGGGCGTGGTATGTGTAGGAAGGTGAAAACGAATGAGAGAAATTCTTTTTAAGGCAAAGCGGAAAGATAATGGCAAATGGGTTGAGGGATATTATCAGAAAAGATATGACCTTTTAGGAAACGAAGAACACTTAATCTTCCACGCTGATAGTTATACGGTATGGGAATATGCAGAAATTGATCCAGAAACACTCTGCCAATTTACGGGACGTTGCGACAAGAATGAAAACAAAATCTGGGAAAACGATATTATCAAATATCATTTCGGAGAAATCTATGGTCTAATCAAATATGGATATTATCAAAATTGTTTTGATTCTCAGAAAACAGAACATATCGGATTCTATGTAGATTGGACGGGCGACAAATGCCTTAGAAAAGATTTAGGATATTGGATTGACATGGTATACGCTATGCCAGTTGGAAACATTTTCGACAATAAAGAATTGTTACAGGAGGTGCGAAATGAGTAAATCAATAATAGTGATTGACACACCAGAGAACTGCTTAGATTGTCAATTCTGTTATGAATTAGATGAAGGTGTTGAAGCATGTTGCTCAATCTCAGATGACGATGAAGACGCAAGTCTCATGAAGAAAATTGATTGTGAACATGGATATTGTCAAGGTAAGCCAGATTGGTGTCCGTTAAGAGAATTACCTAGTAAGAAAAAATGGGGAGAAATACATAATGGAAATGTTAAAGGTTGGAATGATTGTTTAAAAGAAATCATAGGAGAATAAAATAATGAAGAAAGCAGTATTATTAATGGATGTTCCAGAGAAATGTTTTGACTGTAATTTATGTGTTTTAGATATGGATGGTTCAATATCTTGTTATTACAATAAAAAAGAAATATGTAGTAATGTAGGAGAAAATAATAGTCGTCCTGATTGGTGTCCATTGAAACCATTACCAGAAGAAGATCATGAAGACCATTATCCTGATGAATGGGAAGTTGGATATGCTGATGGTTGGAATGATTGTTTGAGAGAAATTACAGGTCAACCCAAAATTAACAGATGAAAGTAAACTTTCAACTCATAAAATGGAGGAATTTATATGAAAAAGTATATTGATGTGGATTTTAATTATGGAATGACAATTGAAGAAGCTGTTAAATACTTGCGCCAGTTATCATATGAAACTGGTAAGGATTATTGGGGAACTTTTAATGGTAATATTTTAAGTTCTGATATGACAGTAGATGAAGCATATATTAAATGTATTGGTAAAACATTTAAAGAATTTAAAGATGAACAAGAAAAAAGGAGACAAGATTTCATCAGAAGAGAAGAAGAACATAAAAATAAAATTCCAGAACTAACAAAATATTGGATTAAAGAAGGACATAAAGTTTTATCACAAGACAAATGGGACGAATGGGATAGATGTGTACCTATTAGATTAGGTGATCTGTACGAAGGAATGGAGTTAGGTCAATGTTTAGATATTATTAAAACTGTTAAGGACAATTCTATTGTCGCAGGTATTGAAGTAATGAAGAATCAAGGTCACTCAGGAATGTCTTGGGGACTTATGAAATCTATGATTTATACATTTTGTGATTGTGGTAACGAATTTGTTGAAGCTTTAGATAATATGTAATTTTTCTAAGAGCGTTTCTGCTCAATATTCCATAAAATACAACTGAATAGAGGTGATAGTAATAGTACGCAAATCAAAAAGATTTACTAATACATGGTGGAGTTTATGCAATAACTATGAAGATTATCTTAATTTCGCAAAAGAAATGTACAAATGGAAAGGTGAAGATGTCATATTTGGAGGCGATCAATTCCAAACAGAAGATTCATTATTTGATAGTGTGAGTTCTTGGATGGACACGTTTGAAGTTCCGTATGTATTAGAAGATCCTAATGATAAGTACTCTGATGAACATGAGATTAATAATCCATTGACTGATGAATACGAAATTAAAAATAAACCAGAAGAGAATGAATATCCAGTAGTGGTTTATATGTATAGAGTGCAAGGTTATTTTAATATTGATTGGTTTAGCATTAAAGAATTGGAAAGTGAGGATAAATAATGCCAACAGGATATACGTCTTATATTAAGAATGGGAAAATAACATCTGGTAAAGAATTTTTAAAGCTATGTACAAGAGCATTTGGAATTGCGATTGATTTAAAAGATGAATCTTTAGATGTTCCAACACCAAATCATTTTGAGCCACATCCTTATTATGAAAAAGCATACAAAGATTCTTTAGTGTCAAGAGAAAAAGCGTATAGCATGACTTTTGAAGAGGTAAAAGAAGATATAATATCTAAGTATCATGATAATGAGGGCAGGGCAGCAAAAATACTTGAAGAATATAAAGATGAAGATAAAAAGTACCTAAAAGTACGAGAAGAAGTTGAAAAATGGATTCCACCAACACCAGAACATGAAAATCTAAAGAAATTTTGTTTAGAACAAATTGATATGTCATTGAATACATCTTTATATGAATGGTGTGAAAAAGATATAAATAAGGAATTAGATACTTCTGATGATACAGTTAAGAAATATATTGATATTTTAAGAGATAATGCAGATGAAAAATTGAAAAGAGCATATAAACATTGGCAAGAAGAATTAAGGAGAGTAGAAGAAAAGAATCTATGGATGAAACAATTTTTAGATAGTTTGGATGATATGTAAATACATGAAACAAACGTTTCAAGGAGGTGATTTAAACGTCAAAAACTTGTTTTATTATATTTTTTATAGCTCTATGGATTATGAGTGGATTCATTTCTATTGTTTTTGCATACGCATATGATGTAAGAGGAGAAAAATATAATCCAAATTATCTTGATGGAGAAATGAAATATATAATATTATTCTCTCTTGGTGGTTGTATGACATTAATAGTAACCATAGTTGTTTTTATATCTGTATGGATTGATAAACACAAACCAAAATCAAGATTATTGACAAAATTTATATATTGGTTGGCAAATATTGGAGTTAAGAAAGATGGTGATAAGAAATGAAACGTGATCCAAAAGAGAGATTTATAAAAATACATATGGATTCTATTACTGTAAAGAAGATAAAACCTTTATTATTCTGGTACAAATGTGAAAAATGTAAGAAAGAATTTGTAAGAGAACCAATGTATAGTTGTAGCTATTTGGATGATTTTTGGGATCATCACTACATATATCATGGATGTTCTCATTGTTTTCAAGATAAGAATGAATTTGTAACATGGTTACAAGATACAGGGAGATTATACACAGAAGAATCATTGAGAAAATTATGTAAAGAGAGAGGAATTGGTAAATGAGAGTTGCAGAACTTGTAAGAAAATTAAAAGAAATCGGTTATGATGAAAACACTGAATTGACATTTAGCTGCACAGATGGTGAAACAGGTGAATATTACGTTATTCCATTTGAAGAAATTACATATGGAGAAGAATTAACTGGTGAACCGTATGAAAATGATGTAATAGATATTGAAGTAAATGTTGATTTAGTAGAAGAATATATCAAGGCAAAAGCAGAAGTTGAATTAGAGAAACAAACACAAAGAGTAATTAAAGCATTGGAGGATTGTAGTTTATGAGAACAATTTACGAATTAAATGAGAAAGATATTGTAAGTGTTGTAGCTGAAAGATTTAATACTGAATCAGATCTTGTTACTGTATCGTATAGTAGAATAACAAACAGTGAAGCAATAGACAAGTCAACTATTAAAATTACTATCGAAACAACAGACCTGGAAGTAGATGATGTAGTTTAATCCGATAAAATCTCGATTTCATGGAGTAAATAGATGGATAAAATATGGTACGCAGAGAGAATAAAAGAGTGTAAGAGTGTAAAACCAGAAATTGTAAGACTTTTAAAAGAAGAATTTAAAATTTCTGACAAAGATTTTGATTGTATTATGTATGACCTTGAGTCGAAATATCATAGCACACCAGATACTTTATTGAGGATGGCAATTCTTAATAAATGTGCAAAACGTGGATATGATTATGAAGAATGTGAACATTATTTAGATTTAATAAGGTCATCAGGTGTTGAAAAATTATTTAATCAGTATATGACATGTGATACGTTATATGGTGATTGGAGTTGCACTACATTTAATTCAGATACAAAAGAACCTATCGGAAGATTTTGTGCAGATGCAGGTTTGGTATCTGTTATATCACTTGATGAAGTGTTGAAATATAATCCAGATTACGATTGTGATTTAAAAGAATCTTTTACAGCAACTATAATCAGAGATTTCTATGGAACAGTTCAATTCGTTATTAGACAAGATGAAAGCAAAGAAGAATATTATCTTGAAGTAATTGGACATGGAATAAATAAAGTAACAGATGAACCAATTAATTTTATTGGAAAACAAACAGGATTTTAGAGGTGTTTTATGAATATTGCATATAAAATATTTATCTTATTTACAATGATTTTCTGTCATGTTGTAGATGATTATTATTTGCAAGGATGGTTAGCATCTGCAAAGAAAAAAACATGGTGGGAAAATAACGCACCAGAGAAATTATATAAATATGATTACCTCGTAGCGTTGTTTATGCATAGCTTTAGTTGGTCATTTATGATTATGTTATCACCAACGATTGCTCTTATGGTAACTGGTGGAATATGGAAACCTGTATTGTTAATTGTTAATTTAATGATACATATGTTTGTAGACAATCTGAAAGCTAATGAAAAGAAAATTAATTTAATTCAAGATCAGATAATCCACGTTATTCAAATTATTTTTACATGGTGTATTTTAATTGGAATATTATGATGAGTGATGTTTTATGAATAAAAGAGTACATAAAAAGCGGTTAAAGAAGCAAGGACTATATGTCAATCCAAAAGAAACATGGGATCTGGATTGTAATATTGCAAAATATGTTCTCCCAAGATTAAAGATGTATAAGAAATTAACCATTGCTTATCCTGGATATGGCGAAGCGAATACACCTGAGAAATGGGATGCTCTATTGGATAAAATGATTTGGTCATTCGAGCAAGTTGCTAATGATTATGAGATATATGCGTCTATAAATTTTAAGGATTCCGATTGGATGGATAAATACAATGAACTGAATGATAAGATTCAAGAAGGATTGACATTATTTGCAAAATGGTTTCGGTATTTAGGGTGGTGAGAAAATGAAAGAGATTTTAGGTAATAACCTTGAGCAATTCTTTTTTGTACTGGATTATCCAAAAGAATATGGAACAGTATGTACATACAAAAGTAATAGATATGAAGTTTGGTTAATGGATGATGAAATATTTGATATGATTTCAGATATGTCAGAAGAAAAATTTGTGAAATGCGCAGGTGAAGATGCTTGGTGGAGAAGTAGTAACGGTAGTGTATTATATTCACTTTATAAAGGAGAAGTAATAATCAATAATCAGAAAATGATTGGATGG